ATGGCGGGGCATGGAAACATTTTTCCGGTATGGCAATAAGATACGGGGATTCCATTATAAAAAAAGACCCTTATTTATTTTTTTGGTTTCGGACTATCTAGCTGAGAAGTAAGAGGTTACCGTTTGGGGCAATGCGGATAGGTAACGATTTAGAAATGAGCGGAGTGCTTTGAAGTACATCGTTTTGGATAGCCAAAGAACGCTCACTATTATCACTTGCAAAGGTAGTGATTCGTGGGAGAAAGTGAGCGTTCTTGCGTGATTTTCTTCTTAAAAGTTTAAGTCGGAGCCCAAACGTTACAATGAAAGGGGAAGGAGATGTCTTATCTTTACAGTCGTTGCGAGCGATTACGATTGACAAGCTGTTTCCATTTCTGTTCGCACCAATCTGGAACAGATAGTCCATTGATGGTAAGAATAGGCTGACGCTTCTCGTTGGTTATAATGCGTAGCTCAGCATTTTCCTCCGTGAAGTTTCGTTTGTACATTCCTGAATATGCTGTAGCCGTACCACGGACTGTCTCTTGATCTTTGTGCATCTTGACCACAGTATCATCATCAAAGCCCATTTTGTGGAGCATCAGACGAATATTGAGTAAGAGGTAGAAGCTGTGGAAGAAGCGTTTGATAAAACTTCGCTCCTCCTCGTACACCTTGATTTCTCGGTGTTGTTCAGATATAGTCTTGTCCTTATCTCTAATGGTGTCCTGAAGAAGTATGACCTCCTTGCGGATTTCGGCTTTCTCCTTTTCCGAAAGATGTTGTTGCCGTTCGACTTCTTGCTCCAACTCTTCGATACGCCGTTCCGCCTTGTCAAGTTCGGAGTTGCCAAAGAGCGAGTAGAGCGTACCTTTTACTCGGAGCTTGCCCGCCTGCTTTTCCAACTCTCTGACCTTTTGAATTAGTTCTTCCTCCTCAAGTTGTTTCTGCTTGGTCTCTTTGAGAAGCTCTTTGTAATACTCCATATTAGTACGATGCTTTGCTTCAGATCCTTGTACCCCTCTACTCAGCTCAAATGGTCGCATTTGCTCTGCGTAGGAGGTTTGATACTCCTCGAGCTTCTTGGGTGTAAGCAGATCATCAGCACAGAGCCGTATCTTGTTTTTCTTTGTCTTGTACTTACGCTTGCCATTCTCAGCTTCCTGTTTGGCTTTTCTCCTTTCTCCCGTGACAATTGGGACAACTGTCGCATGTATGTGCGGGGTCTCTTCATCAGCATGAAGTGTGGCTGCCACCACGTTTGCCTTGCCAAAGGTGGTATAAAGCCACTGCATCGTACTATGGCACCACTCCTCTAAGCGTCCATCGCTTTCAAGTTGGAGCATATCTTCGTGTGATCCTGATAGGATGAAACGAAGTGCTTTAACTTGATTGTCCGCAACCTTTCTGTAGATACCAGCCGTTGCTATGCGATGTGCAATAGCTTCTGTACGGTTGGTGACATTTGCGGGGAATTGCACCAAGTCTCGATTGAGGTGCGTGCGAGAGGCATCGACATTGTTCGGCACGAATGTTCGCTCGATGTGGGCACTCATTGCCGAGTCGTTGCCCCGAGCCTTGTCTATGTGTAATACTGCGTAGCCCATAAGTTGAATATAGTTTTAGGGGGTATCCAAAGGGGCTGTTTCCCCTTGGCTCAGGAGGGCTTTTTTAGCGGTAACGGAGTGGAGCGTGAAGAAAATGCCCTAATGAGCTATGGCATTTCTCCAAATGCCCGCTCCGCCCTGTTCCGCAGCCTGCCCTTGAAGTGCTTGCATTCTCTGAATGCACTGAGTCTTTGTTTCTAAGTTTGCCCCTGCAAACTTGCAACTCCAAGGGGGTGCCATAACTCTTGAAACAAAGGCTCACATCTATACGCTTTACAGCTCTAGTCTCTTCGAATACCCGATTGTTCCGTTGTTGAAATTTCTCTCTTTTGCGTTATCGTCTAAGCCCCCTTTTGCGAGGGACTATTTTCTGTTTCTGCGCTTCTCGTTGTGCTACAAGAAACTCGTTGAGGTCTTTGTGTCGGGCATAGTGCCTGCTCATATCCTCTACGGTCACACCTGATGATTGGATAGTCAGGAGTGCCTGCCGTCCTACTGGGTCATTATCGAGGAACGCTCGAACGGAGTCAATGTCTTGCTCTTGGAGATAGGCGATGGCTCGTGAAATGTTGCTGACCGAGTTCAATACAAGGCAAGGCGCCGTTTCTTTTCCGTTTATCGTAAGAAGGGAAAGGAAATCCATAAAGCCTTCAAAGATGCAGAGAGGGGCATTGTCCTCTCGTCCTGCAATCACAGATATATCCTTTGGCGCAATAGTTCCCTTGAATGCGTTGTCATCCCGAAGCTCATATCCTCCAGAACGATTGGGAAATCCGATGGCGGAGTATTCTCGTCCTCCTACCTCGTAGTGGATGTGACGGAGATACCCACTTGCCACTGCAAGATCTATCTTGCGAACCTCTCGAAGATAGCGTTGCAGATGTGAGGGCAACTCATCGCTGATGGAGAGGATATGCCTTCTATTATTCGCTCTCTGCTCATCTCTTCTGTGCTCTATGTGATCTTCACGATGAAAGGAAGAGGGTGCAACTATTGTCTCTCGCTTTCCAGCAAGATGCTTCATTGCTTCATAAGCACTACACCCTTGCATACGCATCACAAGGTCTATGATGCTTCCGCCTTGACCTGTACCGTAGTCGTGCCACAAGTTCTCCCGAAAGTCTACCTTCATACTAGCATTGAAGTCTTCTCGGTAGGGTGCATGATAAAGAGCATACCCGTTGTACCGCTTGGCAGGTTCGATACCATAGGTAGTATGCAGATAGTCGGCTATTGGTATTGCCTTAAGATGTTGTAGATCGTAATATTCGTTGTTCATTGCTGTTGTCTTTGGATTTGGATTGTTCGTATTCATTGTTCACGTGTTCTTCGTATTCTTTGTTTGCAGTCTCATCGCATGTTCTATTTTCTCTTTTTGGAGTTTTCCCCTTTTTATCTTACTACGTTTCTACACTAGGATAAGTGATTGACAGTGAAAGAGAAAAGTGTAACACTTTGTCGGGGTTTATCCTACTACACCATCTGTCTACACCACTTCTTCTCTATTAAGCTGTAGAAGCGTAGAAGGATTGTAGTAAGCTATGTCGTAAGATGAATATCTTCTGTAATCCTTTCTCTTTCACTGTATTATCCTTAGTTGTAGTAACGTAGTAAGGAGAATAGGAAAGAAAAGAGAAAGGGGTATTACAAAGGGAGTGCAACAACAGAGGGCTATGGTGGTTGCTCGGGGTAAATCTTACGGACGGCATAGACATATACGGGATTGCCATTTATCCTGCGACACTCCCTCGTATAGCCCGCCCTTCGCAGGGCTTCGCCCATCCGTTTGGGAGAGAGGGGTTGTCGGGTATAGCAGGAGAGATACCCTACAATCTCCGAATTGGTCATATAGAAGCGTTTCGTAGCCATCTCAGCTTCCGAGGGAAATGTGAAGTAGCGGAGCAACAGCTCCATCTCTGCTGTATAGACTTGGAAGGCTTCGCTGTTTCTGTGCAACTCAACAATCTCTTCATCATTGAACCAATAGCGAAAGCCTTCATGCAGTAGTCGCTTAGCGTCACTGTAAACAGCATCCATTGGGATACTTTTGCTCTCCCTGTTCTAGATGTTTGATTCTAAGGAGCAGGTCGTCAGCACCCAAGACGAAAAAGGATGATGTTATCACGCAAAAACTCGGTTATAAAACTCCCTACGAGGTTTTTTCCTACATTTGTAATCGTGTTTCACTTGACACTAAAATTTACGTAATCTCTTAGGCTTTAAGAGCTTGACTTTAGCAAATGCATATAGAAGTAGAGGCAATATGGATTTATCTATAATTGAACAACTATGTTCTAGTACTGTTCGTATCGAAACGACTTCTTATGAAGGCATATCATACTCTGGCACAGGTTTTTTTTTCAACCTATCAGTAGATGAAAAAGTCGTCCCCTTACTCGTAACTAATAAGCATGTCGTGGAAGGTATGAGTCAAGGGAGGTTTATCATGAGTGAGTGTGATGAGAATGACAATCCTATTTATACGGAACACGTTCCCATAAATATACAAGAGGACTTTGAGAAGAGCTGGATTTTTCATCCTGATCCCGAGATAGACCTTTGTGTTATGCCAATGGGTCCTATTATTCAGTACTTTCAAGAATGGTTAGGGAAAAGAATTTTCTATCGAGCTTTCGATAATACTATGATTCCTACTATACAACAATTGCAAGAAATTGATATAGCAGAAGATGTCTTGATGATTGGATATCCTAATGGATTATGGGATGCCAAAAATAATATGCCTATAGTTAGACGTGGTATTACGGCAACAGATGTGAAGTTAAACTATAATGGGAAGAGAGAATTCGTTATAGATGCAGCTTGCTTTCCAGGTTCAAGCGGGTCTCCTATTGTTTTATTCAACAAAGGAGGCTATGCTGATAAAAACGGAAATTTATATTGGGGCAAAGGACGACTTGTTTTGTTAGGGATATTATATGCGGGTCCACAACTTACAGTTTCTGGAGATATTAAAGTTGTTACTATTCCAGATATTCAAGAAAAGGCTTTGTCAATCTCTCACATACCTAGCAACTTAGGCTATATAATTAAATCAGAAACATTGTTGGACTTTATTCCTATAGTAAAGTCTATCTACAAATTGTAAGCATTTAAAGAGAAAGTATAGACTCAATTTGAGGGTAATTTCAAAAAAATAGCATATTAAGCATCATATAGCCAATTGTTTAAATTCGATTTGATCCCTAGAACTGGAATAGGGGCAGCACAAGTTTCCCCATCGGTATTCGGCCCCACGCATCTACCAAATTCGCTATCTGACAATGTCTCTTGCTAGAAAGTAGCAAGAGTTACGAAAAGATTTTGGACGCTCCCACTTGCACCAGATAGCGCAGGAACGCATATCTTCCAATCTAAAAAGGGAAATAGAGTGGTTAAGATCTCTCTATAGGCATATTGTGAGTTTTGTGATTGAGTTGTGGTTCGAACCAAAGACTTACTGCTTAAAAGATAGTTGATCTATTCAGCTGAGCTACTCAATCTATTATACACCACCCTTCATGTTGAGAAAGCCGCAAAAAAGCATTCACTTACATTTCATACTCTACAGCAATCTCGCCATCGCCTAGTATCTTTTCGCAATAAATCAAGTACATTTGCGCTATTCATATCGTAAGTCTTTTCCTCATGGATTCTGACAGTGTAATATAAAGATGGCAAAAATGGATACCTCGAAAAAGGATATAAGTGATTTTTTCACCTCAAACGGCTTCAACTTAATAGAGACGGAAGATTTGAGTTTAGATGAGAAGCAGATCCTGATTAACTTGTGGAATAGAGAATATCCTCAAGGGCTATCTCATTCCTCTCTAAATAGCTTTAATCAATACTTAGATGGATTAAGTAATGTCAAACACTTCCTATTGAAGGAGCTATCTGATGGACAAATAAAAGGTTGGGCTTTCAAATTTTATAGAGATAATGCTCAATGGTTTGCCATTATCTTATCTGCCACCATTCATTCAAAGGGTTTAGGTAGAATGATGATTGAGTTGCTAAAATTACAAGAGTCTGAATTAAATGGATGGGTTATAGACCATGATTTGTACAAGAAAACAAATGGAGATATCTATTTCTCTCCCTTGTCATTTTATGAAAAATGTGGGTTTGAAATATTGCCTGAACAGAGAATAAAATCAGAGATTCTATCTGCTGTAAGAATTAAATGGACAACAGAACTTTCAACCAAGGACAATATAGAGCTAAAAAATATAGTAATAGAATAGTGTAATAATCTTGCTGTGTTGTATTTTGATGAGTCGGGCTATACTGGTTCGGATTTAATAAATTCAGAACAACCTTATTTCACATTGGCTTCTGTTAGACTAACAGAGGATGAGATTGCTGTTATGAAGGAAGAGATAGGTTATGTTGAATGGGGAAAGGAACTCCATTTCAAAAGTATGTATTCAAATTATCAAGGTAGGCAGATGCTAGAAAAAATATTTACTCATCCGCTTATGAATTATGATCATGTACTTCCTTCTTTCGCAAATAAGCGATATTGTATCTATGCAAATATTGTCAATATGCTTATAGAAACTCGCTATCATAACGAAGGGATAAATCTATATGAGGGTGCTAAGAATCTTATACTTGCGAATGGCTTGTATTATTTTGCTCTTTTGCATCCAAACAAGGAGCTTATAGCGAAGATTGAAGGTAATTTCGTTACCATGGTTAGAGAACCCGCTGTTAATTCTATTGCTGATTTCTATAGAACAATAGATAGGCTAAGAATAAATAAAGATACAGATAAGAGTTTCTGTTATCTGTTATCTGAAATTCCGCCTACTATTAAATATATAAGGGAGGCTCTCTCTGATAATAAATTTTACATAGACCTAACCGTGCCGTTGTTTTCAGCATCTATTCAAGAATGGTATAAGAAAACAGGCGTCAAAGAAGATGTATTATTTGATTCTTCCGAACCTTTTTATGCAAATAAAGCATTTCTGGAGAGTTTAAGAGATATGCGTGTCCCTGAAACTGAAGTCGGATATGGTAAGGGGAAGCATATTTATCCACTGCCTGTTGGCAATATGGATTTAGTGGAGTCGCATAATGAATTTGGCATACAACTTGCCGATATTTATGCAAGTGCTTTATATTTCATCCTTACTCCACGCACGGATAAGTTTGTTAAATATCAAAACGAGCTTAAAGAGTTGTACATTTTTCAATGCATCCAGTTAAATATAGCCCCTTCAACAAATGATTTTATAGAAGAAAGGATGAAGGAAATAGCAGACATTGATCCTCTTGAATTTCTTTGCAATCATCAAGATGACATCAACTAAAAATTGATTTAAAAATCAAAGATTTAGGTCTTTGTATATTGGATTTTCATCTCTAAAAGTGTAGCGTATCTAAGAGGAACGATTTATTACATTAAAAAGTATAATGAATAGTCTTTCCTTTTGTGTTGATGTTTATCGTCTTGTATTCCTATTTTTTTAAGATATGAAGAGCATAGAAGGTTGCGATGTTGTCTATGTGTTTTTTTAGTTTCATCAACCTCTCCATATCCCGTGCAATCTTCTGGTCGGTGACTTGGGCGTAGATTTGCGTGCTGGCAATAGACGAATGCCCCATCATCTTAGCAATGCTCTCGATAGGCACACCAGCCTCTAGCGTTAGCGTGCCGAACGTGTGTCTTGCACAGTGCCAAGTCAACGGAGTACGAATGCCACACGCCAACCCCACGGCTTTGAGATGACGGAGTAGCTTCCAGTCGCTCATTGTATCGGGGAATATCTTGTAATCCCCTCTGCTCTGCTCCTTCGTGTAAAGAGAGAGTATCTGCTCCGCTATCGGATGCAGGGGTATCAAGCTTTCTACCTCCGTTTTCTGTCTTGCCTTGCGGATATACCGCTTCCCCTCGCTGTTCGTCTCGATTTGCGAAGCTCGTAGCCCTTGTAAATCAACAAATGCCAAACCCGTAAAGACGGAGAAAAGGAACATTCTTCGGCTTAGTTCTGCCCCTTTATCCTGCAACGGGAATGCCAAGAGCTTTGACACATCGCCCTTACTCAGAAAACGAGGTTTGCGCTCTACGACTTCATACTTCACCTCTTCAAACGGATTGAAGCGTATCGTCCCCTGACTGACGGCTCGATACATCAATCGACTCAACCAACAGAGATGGCCATTTATCGTTGCGGGCGCATAGCCCTCCATCTTCAGATAGCAGCGATAATCCTCAAAGAACTCAATCGTAAGAGCCGACAAGGGGACATCCAGCTCACTGCGACTGCGAACAAAAGAGTTAAGCAGCCTATCGGCATACCGATTGTTCCTATACGTCCCCGCACTACTGCACTCTCGTTGGGCTTTGAGTTCTTCCGCACTAAGAGCAAGCAGGGTCGTTGGAGTTTTCCCGACACCCTGCAAGTAGTTCTTCAGCAACTCGGCACTTACTGCTCCATACTTGTAAAGCAAGGTATTGTAGCTTTGTTCGACTTTCTCCCGAAAGGTTTGCAAGCGTTGGTTGGTTTTCTTCTCCTTTGTCTCCCCTCGCTTCACGCTCCAATCGTGGGGGGCAGTGCTTTCGCCTGTGGTTATCACCGCGCTCGCTCCGTCTATGGTAATACGGCAAAGGATTGCCGTTGTGCCGTCTGCTTTGGTCTTGCTCTTATTGATGTAGAATAGTATTCTGAATGTACTACGCATAGCTCTTACAAGGTTAAGGTTAGCTCTTCAGTGAAAGAGAGGAATTGCTCAAACTCATCGAAAAGCTTCTTCGGAGTCACATGAGCATATCGCTCGGTCGTTTGGATATTGCTATGCCCCAACATTCGGCTCACCGTTTCAATCGGCACGCCCCGCTCCAAAGTTATCAACGTGGCAAAGGTGTGGCGACCAACGTGTGCCGAAAGGGGAATAGAGATGCCTGCTCGAAGTTGTAGGGCTTTGAGTTGGGATAGGTAAACCGAATAAGCAATGGGAGCAAAGAGCGTAGTTCGTTCTTCCGATTGATGTCGCTCCATCAGACGGACCGCTTCAGATAAGAGTTTCACACGACAAAGCGTATTGGTCTTCTGTCTGCGAAACTTAAGCCATAATGCCCCCTCATCATCCGTAAAGAGATGCTCCCGACTAAGGGCAACCATATCGCAGTAGGCAACACCCGTATAGCAAGCGAAGAGAAAGAGGTCACGAGCAGTTTCCAGCTCCACTTCATACGGCTCAAAGGTGAGGCACTGCAACTTATCCAACGATGCTCTATCCAATGCACGAGGTCGCTTGTTCTCTCCTCGTTCGATCGTTACGTGAGCAAACAGTTGTCTCGTTATCAACCCTTCACGATACGCCAAGCGGCAGACCTTCTTCACCGCTAATGCCATCTTACGATAATGACCTTGCGAATGCCCCAGCTTTCCGACAGAATAGTGTTGTAAGCACTCCAAGAAGTCTTCTTCAATCTGACTGAAAGCAATATCTGTCGTGTGGAACTTCTCTTGGATAAAAGCGTGCAAGTGCTTACGAGTAGTATAGTAACTACTTAAAGTCGTCCCCTTGATTTCTATCCCCACCTTTTGCTTCATCTTTTCGAGCATTTGATCATATCGCTCCAAGAGAGTGATTTGGCTTTGCATACTACCTTGCAGCAACTCCTTGATGTCAGTCGCTGTAAAGACAATCCCTCGCTCACAAAGGGTTTGATAAGCCGACTGCGCCGAGAGAAGCAAGCGCTCCAACTTGCCATTCGTTGCCACAGCTTCACGGCTCTTGCCGTTCAGCCTGCTCTCACGAGCATTCCACAGCTTGGGGTCACAAGACAGCTTACAGCTGAATTGAGCTATCGTTCGCCCGTAAGTTATCCGCCCCATAATCGGAGCTAGCCCCGACCTGTCCAATCCGCTCTTTTTGAGGTAGAGCAACACCTTCATTTTGTCTGTTTGCATACGCTTCTGTTTTTATGGGCAAAGTTACCCGTTACCGAAGCGTTCTCAGCTATGCAAAGCATTGTATATCAGAGCAAAAGCACCCGAATTGCAGAGAGTTCCCTTACCGAATACACTTCCGTCAGTTACCTACTCCTACCTCTTCGTTACCATTCGGAGAATGGGCTAACGATTTGGTAACGGAACTTCTGCATAAATCCACGCTTTCTGCACTTTTACCCTCTGTGTAGAACATAGAGAAACACTGCAAATCCCTCTCATTTCCATTTACTTACCCGCAATCCTCTCCCTAATGCCCTTTCCCCTAATAGTTCCCTTCTTATTATGTCATTATGTTATTCTGAAATTGGGGCGGGCTGCCCGTGTATCGGTGGAACGGTCCGTTCCTGTAATGGCGGCACATCCCGTACTGATATCATTATCCGCCGGCAATGTTGTTTCCCGGTCTTGCCGGAGTGACCTTATGCCGGCCGGTGACAACCGCATGTCCGTGTGTAAACATGGCGGCGCATAAAAACAGGCACACCCTCCGGGCTCCTGTCCCGTCGGATGCGCCTGTCTCCATCATGTCATATACAGCCGGACTACTCCGGCCCATGCCTCTATCTGAGTATCGGATTCGAGAGCAGTATCTTGTAATAGGCCACTCCGCCAATCTCTACCGGCATCCTCGCCATCATGAACTGCACGCTCTTCCTCTCCACCTTCGCCTGCCGCATGAGCCTCTGCACGATAAACCCGGCCGAGAACCTTGCGCATCTTTTATCCTTCCAGACGATGAACCCCTCGCTGTCGTCGGCCCGGCAGATATACCAGTCACCCGTCTCGTCATCGTGGGCGAAGTTCACCCGTCCACCGCCGAGGATTCCCAATTCGATTGACATCGTCTTTGACAGATAGACGGTTCCCCTGCTGTCAAGGTTGATGGTCCGCTTTCCCTTGTATGTGACTTCCTGCGGACGGGAGTTTTCCCTGTTGTATACTATCAGTGCCATAACTTTCTTACTTTTCCGTTAAACAATTTTTTCAATACATGAAGCTTTCCACCGCCAGCATCTGACTTCTCCATGCGAAACCGCTGTGGGTACGTACCGCGTCCACTATCCTGCATACTTTCTGCGATATGGCCGATGCCGAGATACCCATGCATTCCGCCAGTGCCTTGAACGAGAACTGCGCCTCATAGAACCTGAGCATGAACATCCGGTATTCCTCGTAGGAGAACTTCTGCCTTACGAAACGCAGTATGTCTCTTACCAGCCGCTCGCACCCGTTCAGGTCGTCCTCGGAAAGGAATTTTGCCTCCTCGCCACATCGGAGGAAGAAATCATCTTCAGGGTGTGCATACCGGTTCTCCCTTTTAATCTTTACCAGGGCCGCCTTTTTGTAGCATCCGATGAAATACGCGTCATAGTCCGTTATGTCCTTTCCGGGAACCAGCACCTGCCTTCTTACGAAAAGGTAGGTGTCATGGAAATTGTCCTCGTCCAGCATTCCGTACCGGCGTAACGTCCCTCTCAACCTGTCATAGGATTTTGTGAACCACTCGTTGAACAGTCTTTCCTTTTCTGCGCTCTTGTCTGCCATAGCCTTATGTTTTTTTTGAGTCGTACATTTGTACGTTATACATGGCCTACACGGGTAGGCATTCTTATTTCTTGTGCTTCCTCCAGTTTGTTTTTCGGCGGTCTCCGGCAAGG